ACAAAAAAGCCTCGTGTAAACCGAGGCTTTTTCTTTACTACTTCATGCGGTGGGTTTTAATCCATTCCTCAACATCCGTAAGTGAAAACCTTTTCATCCGCTTTCCCCAAACCAACGGTCTAGGGAAGGAGGGGTCTTCTTTTAAAATCCTGCGTAGCGTAGGAGCGGAGCAACCCATCATTCTTCTGACCTCCGTCGAGGAGATCATCTTGGCAGAGCTCGTCGGTGTCAGTCGGTCGATGAAATCCGACACGCATCTTAAGAGTTCTTCCTTATTCCTGATCATCCTTTTCATCATCCTCCTCTTCGGCAACACCTCCGGTGATGCAAAGGTCACCGTACTTCGCAGGTTTCCAGCGAGTACACTTGTATCCGACGGTTCCTTTCTCGTCCATACACTTCAGACCAACGAAGGCGTCGATGTATCCCGTCTCAGCGTTACGCTTCAGAACAAAAGCCTTGTCTTCCGTCTCGTCTTCGATTAGTTGATCAAGGAAGTTTTTACCTTCCTTGTTCTTACCGAAGGAAATTACGACATCAAACTCTTCGTCTTCCTCCTGTTCTTCCTCTTTATCTTTCTCTATTTCCTCACCTGCGTCTTCTTCTTTTTCAAACACCTTGCCCTTATTAGCGAAAAGGAAAACATCAAGACGCTGAACGAGCTTATTCCAAACCTCGGGTTCTGCATCGTTTGCAAAAATGTTAATGATGTCTTTGCTCTCAACACCTAATGCTTCAGCAAGAACTTTGATATAAGGCATATCACCAACGCCTTCCTTGAACTCTTCAAGGATTGTGTTGTAAGACTCAATAGCCTTATACAGTTTCACGACTTCAAAGATAGTCGTTACTACTTCTTGGATACTGCGGTCTTTGGCATCCTTCTTACTGTTGGCAACGGTATCAGAAACCTTTCGGAACTGATCAAGCATCTGCTTCTGTTTTTCATTCAACTCAGCAACTGTTTTATCGGCGAGTTCATTGATGCGTTCTTTTCTTTCTGTCTGATTCATAATGGTTCCTTAAATAAATCCATTGTTAAAGGCGATAAAGTTTGGACACGCTAAGGAGTCGCCTTGTTTCTCCGTGCTGTGTACGTCACACAACCAACGCTTACCTTCACCAGTCGTAATGGCTGAGGCGTGTAAACATTGGGCGCAAGTGTTAATTGAATTGGTCTTAGCTTCCTGACAAGCACTGCGTTTAAAGCAGAACTGACAGTAGAAATCTTTCTTAGGCTTTAACGTTCGAGCTTCCAGTGCTTCCTTTGCTCGTTGCATCAACCCTATTGCCACGTCTTTGTTGTACGGAACAATCTCTGCACTGAAGTCGGAGTTGTCCTTGCAGTAGCAGACAAACACTGCGTACTGCATACCGCTTAGGTACATACACAACTGAACCTGTGCGTAGTAGTGCGGGTCGCTCAGTGCTACACCTTGCAGTACAAAGTTCTCAAAGCGTTTCTTGTTCATGGACTTCACTTCGAGTACGGCTTTAAAGCCTTTCTCTCCCGTGATGATTCCGTCCAGGTGACATACAACATGACCGCCCAAGGCTGTGTACTCATGCTGCTTTCCGTCTTCAGCAACTTCGGAGATGTTCAGACCACCAGCTTTTAGTTGAGCTACAACGAAGTCTTCAAGGGTGTGACCGTTCTGGAAGATGCGGGTCTGACGAGGTGTCTCTATATCGTTCGGAAAACCTCTCGCACACAAAGAGTTGTATGCGATACAGTCATTGCCGATGTGCGACGCTCCGATATAACGACGAGGTTTCTCCTTACCCATGTACAGTTTTGCAGTCCCTAAGTCGAAAGCCTTCTTTACGACTTCAGCAGCTTCCTTAAACTTTTGATCTAAGGCAGATGCAGAAACCTGAGAAGAGATTCGCTGGAGTGCCATTGCTTTCTTCTTTACGGGAGCGGGAACAGTGTCTGTCAACACAATCTTCCCGTCCGTGAACGTGTACATAGGAGGCAAACCCTCTATAGATTTCACCTCGTCATCCTGGACAGTGATCTGAACACTGGCTTTGATACCGCCTCTAGCCTCAACCGAGAAACGGAAGACGTACAATCTCGGGTCACCCGAAGGTATAGCCACTGCCCTGATGATTCGGAATCCCGCATCCTCAAGCAGTTGGGAGTGAGTAGGGGTTGAATACATACTTATTCCTTAGAACGGGATTGCATCTGATTCATCAACAGGTTCCGT